TTATTACCATTTATTTGAAAGCTTCCTGTTATGACGGGGTTGTGTATGATCATTGTGTGTGTGTTTTTACTCTTTGGTGTTTGCTTTATTATAAATATTTTTATATTAACCTTCTAGAGCTTCAATTCGTGCTTTTAAAGAATCGTTTTCTGCTTTTAGTTCTTGAATTGCTTTGGTTAAATATACCACCATACCTGAAGGATTGTAGTTATACTTACCGTTCTCCCCTAATGGGTAGGCTTCGGGGAATTTATCTGTCATATTTTGAGCAATATATCCGTTTACCTTTTCTTCAGTATCGTGTTGAAAATTAAAGTGAAATTTTTTAGGTTCTATGGCTGCAAATTTTCCTAATATATTGTCGTTCCAAACTTCAATATTCTTCTTTAAACTTATATCAGAACCCGACTGAACGTAAGAAGTTGCAGTTCCGGATGTTTGAATTATGCCTACTCTTCCGTTTGGGTTATAAAACTCTACTAAATCTTGAGTTCCAGTAGAGGAGGTTGCCATTCTAAGAGACCTTCTACTATTACTATCGGCCCTGAATGCAGACCCGTAAATTGATGTTCCATTTGGAAGATCTGATGTTCCAAATAAAGTGTGTCCTTCACTAGAGACAGCCATATACTCCGAAAGTGAATTACCTGCATTATCTCCGGCCAAGAAAGCTAGTCTACCGTACCCGGATGATTCTAAGTATGTTCTTATAGCACCGTAAGTAAAACTACCGTCACCTATATCCCATCTTATGCCTGTATATTCTGCACCATTATTCGCTCCTGTAGTTACAATTAGGGCATCACCTCCAGCAGCGCTGTTATTATCTACTTCTAAAGCTGCTCTTGGAGATGTTGTACCTATCCCTACACTACCTCCTGCGGTCAACACCATATGCTTAGTCATTGCAACATCGTTACCAACTGTCACCTGAGCCTGTGTTGTAGAGGTCCACCATTCAAATTCTCCTGAATCTCCTATTACAAAAGCATTTTTATATGAACTAAAATTATCATGAGACGAAACAAACCCATCTCTTACACCAGTCTTAGGAAATACACCCCAGTTAAACTGCATTGAACCGGCTGAATGTCCGGTACTTATGTTACCTAAATACTGTCCTGAGTTATACCTTTGTAAAAGTGTTTGAGTTGCCGATACTGCTTGTTCCGTACCTGCTTGTATAGCACCGTTCCACACCTCAAATTTGGCTGAAGGGGTGCCTGTACCTATTCCTACCTTACCACTATTAGATATTCTTATAGCTTCATCGAGTGTTTCGTCATTTTGAGAAATGAATAGTCCTAAACCGGTATTTGAATCACCATCTGCTGAAGTTTCTCTAATTGCAGCAATACCGGCTCCAACGAAACTGTTCCCAGGATCTGTAACATCATTTCCTGCTAATCTAAATTTTATACCAACACCTTCACCTCCTAATTGATTGATTACATTGTTATCATCTCTTGAAGTAATTGTAACAGGGTAATCTATAGTCTGTACTCCTGATAGCTGTTGGCTTATTTCTAGTTTTGAAACAGGGGAAACAGTGTCTATTCCCACATTACCGCTAGAATTAATACGTACATATTCTGAACTATTAACGGTAAATCTCATAGAATCGTCCGAATGGTCGTATCTGAGGGTTCCTATAGCTCCGTTGTCTGCATCCCCGAAATTAATTTGAGAAGCACCAGATGTACCTGTACTTGCAATAGCTATTCTAGGTTGTGTTCTACCTCCGACTTCAAATTGATTTAAAGGAATAGTCGTTCCTACACCCACACTGGATCCTGTAAGAAAAAGTACACTTGTATTATTAGGTCTAAATAGGATACCGCCGTCCGATGTTTGAGTCTGTATGGTCATCTCACCGTCACGCTTATCCATGTTTATCTCACCAATCTGGTTACTGTCAACCCAAAATCTTATCTCTCCTACACTAGCACCTGACCCTGATGTTAATCTAAAATTTAAATCAGCATCTAATCCTTCTAGAGTTACTTGACCTCCTCTTGCTCTAAAAGAACCTGTTACACCGTTTTGACTATAAATATTTTCAAGTGATCCAGTGAATACGTGAGTATCATCATATGTATCTCCAAATCTAGTGCTACCTGATTTGAATATAATCGAAGCAGATACAAACTCGGTATGAAATTCTTGAGCTGTTATTCTTCCGGTTACGGTTAAATCTCCATCTAAAGTATCGGTAGTATTAAGTAAATAAGAAGATGAAGCAGAATTCAAAGAGTTAACACTACCTTCTGCAGCCGTCACCCTAGAGGAAAAAGAACCAGAAGCCGCAGTAAGATCTACTACTGAACCCGATACTGTATCTATTGATTGAATAGAGGTTAATGGTGTACCGTTTACATTTATTGATCCGGTGAGTATGGGGTCGTATATGATCATTGTTTATGTTTTGTATAAATATTTTATAAGAACGTTACTCCTGGTCCAGCAAATCCAGCAACTTCTAACATTTCTACTACCACTCTTAAGAATTGAAAATAAGTAGGTGAATCCATAGAAACTACTCCTGTTGAAGTATTAAATGAAAAAGTCGGATTAGAACCAAAGTACGGTTGATTATCAATTTCTTGAACAAAGCTTTTAGCATTATTTGTATATACAAAAGAATACTCAACATACCCTCCTCCTAAATTATGTTGACTGGATATTTTAATTTTACCAGATGTACCTAAAGCAAGTTGTACTAGGTTGTGTGAACTACCTGCTGCAAAAGAAGAACCAAAGTTACTAGTGTAGATTGAATACGGCCCTACCTGGAGGTGTGTATCCCCGCCATGTGCAGAAGTTCTATCCACCAGTACATTTCCTGTTGAATCTATCCTCATTGCTTCAGAGGTAGTGTCATTCGGAGTACCGGCAACGTGAGTATGAAATAACAATCCTCCAGCCCATCCATTAGTCGAATACCCTCTTATATACCCAGCAGTAGCAGCTTGTTCATTAGATTGTATTATCTTAAAGTGTAGTTCAGGACCAGCATCTGATGCGTATGTGGTATTTCTAGATGTAAGTTGTAATTTTTTACCCGAACCATTAGAACTTACCTCTAATAAGGCTTCTGGGGTGGTGGTGCCTACTCCTATACGGCCACCACCTTTAATAGTAAAGAATGGATTCCAATTAAGGTAAATATTACCAGCTTGAAACACTATATTATTGTTGTTAGCCCACCGAGATCCAACTACCAAACCTCCATGATCTTCAGAATCCTGTGAAGTAAAGATTTGTGCTGCCCAGTTACCTGTTGGGTATACGGAACTTGCTTCACCACTACCTATTCTTTTAACAGTAAGTCGAGCATTAGAAGTAGTTGTAGTACCTATACCGGTATTACCACCTGAATCTATAGTTAAGAACGTAGTAGCTTCATCATTACCGGTTATTTTAAAACTACCGGCTCCTGTTGAATATTGGGTGTCTATAATTAAAGCCCTACCTGATGAATCCCACTTTATGGTTGAACCAGCATTATGCCAATCCCCGATATATACTTCAGGATCTGCTCCTTCACCTCGATTCGGAATATAGACTCCATAATATTGAGTTGTAGAAGCATTTACTGCTAAACTTCCAACTACGTGTAAAGTTCTTAACGGTGAAGAAGCTCCTACCCCTACGTTGCCATTAAAAAAAGAATTATCAGAATATACGTTAAAATCTGTTAGGTTACTCCCTCCTGATACGACTACTCCAAGTTTTTTGTAGTTTGTAATGTTTGGACGTGTTATGAACGCCATTTCCTGATTAGTACGAGTTAGTAGTAGATCTGCACCTACTCCGACCGTTCCGTTTACATCTAGAGGATAAGAAGGAGAAGTGTTTCCTATACCAACTCTTCCGTTGTCGCCATCAATTGTTAATCTAGGAGCTCCACCGGCATAGAAAATTAAGTCGTTTCCTGTCCTATTAATATATTCACCTTCGGTTGTGGATAGTCCAAATACGTAGTTACCTGTAGCATATACATTGGTACCCACAATGTTAGTAGTAGTTCTAAAGGAACCGCTAACATCTAAAGCATATTCTGGGTTAGTTTTTCCAATACCGACGCTACCGCTATGAGTAATAGTTATTCTATCAGCAGTATTAGTCTGAATTCTCATTTGATCGGAAGAATTAAAATAAATAATTCTACCTCTTCTATCTATACTACCGGTT